CTGAACATGTATGATAGTGTATAATTTTAATATTTTTTACTAACTCAAGTGGATCAGCATTAATGCAGTATGCAAAGAATCCTTTCCAACTAGATATAGCTTTTAAGTGCTCTACAGCTTCTACTCTTTTTTCCAGTGGTAGATAAAGATTTTGAGCCATGATTTCATCTTCTTTAATAAAATCAGCTCCACCATAAATCATAGATTTTACGATCTCCATGTATTGTTCGATGTTTAATCCTGATTTAGGTTTTATAATTGCACCAAAAAGAGGACGGTGATGCGCATCTAAACGATCTTTCCAGCCTGATAATCCTTGAACTGGTTTCATATAATCTACATCTATATCAATATCAATAACTCTACACTTATCAACACCAATAATATCAGTGTGACCTCCCATCATAATACACATCAATTGATTTATATTTGGCCAAATAAAAGCGGTTCTTGGAAATTCTATCTTGACTATATTGCCTTCAACTGATTTAATTTGAGCTTGATACCTTTTGATGTTAGGTGCATTTTCAATCTCAGATCTGATGTTAGGATTTCCTATGCTTTGACCGATCGCGATCTCATGAGCAATCTTTGGAATATCCGGACCATCAACTTCATATGTTACGGTGTATGTTTTCATTGGTTCAACAACCTCAGGTGGTTTCCATGAATTAATAACTGGTATATCAAATGGATTTGTACTCATATTCTTATCTCGTATTGTGTCATTCCATGTCTTAACATGTTTGTTAATTTGTTTTTATTTATAAACTCATTAACTGCTTTAGTAACACCAGGCTTTTGCCATTTTGCATCTGGCCAGCCGTAGTCATCACCTATGATTAGACCACCAGACTTAACAACCTGCAAAGCATTTTCTAAATCTTTAAGGCAGCCTTCATAAGAGTGGTCTCCATCTATATAGATCCAGTCTAGCATCTCATCATTACCATGTCCTTTTGATGCGAGATACTGTTCAAACCATTCGTCTGACGTCATTCTACATATTTCAACTTCTTTAAATGTTTTAAATCTTTCTTTTACTTCAGCATAAACTCTATCGTAAAAAGTTTGAAATCCTGCTGGTGCAATTTCACCAGTGATAGGTTGATATTTTGCAAGATACTCTTGATAACTCATTTCACTATTATCTTTATAAGGTTCTATAGAATAAGCATCGACCATATAAAGTTTTTTTATCTTATTTTTTAAAAACAAAGTCGACGTATTACCCATCCAAACACCAATCTCTGCACCTATGGTATCTGGCTTTATTAGGTGTGTAATGTTTCTTGAATCTTTATTTGTATGAGTTGCCATCATGATAATTATACCTTAAAATATTTACTTCCATTGCTAATTGCTCTTACTAAATGATGAGACCTGTATGAACCCGGCCTGTCATATATATGTATGTCTTCATAATTCTTATATAATTGAGCTACATGCATCATACCAGAATCGCTGCCTACATGAAACTTTGCGTTTGTCATTGCTAATCCAATGTGTGGTATTGAACTCTTTAATAGTCCCCTACCTTCACCGCCTACATATAATGCTGGACATCTATACTTATCATGTATTTCTTTTCTCATTGCTTCTGGTATTGTTCTTTGTGAATCAGTAGAATCCCACTGTACAGTAATAAATTCATCTGGCAACCAATCATAATCAACAATAGGTTTTAACTTAGGTGACTCTTTTATATATTGTGACATTTCAATGCCAACTCGAGTCTCGTTAGGATGCATATGAATCGTATCTGCGTAGTGATAAATGTATGCGTCATATCCTTCAGACTTTAAATACTTTATCCAATCAACTTCTGATAAGTTTTCTACAGGATGTGGCTCTAAGTATAATGTATCAGAAGGAAACAAAGACAGTATTTCTATCCAAGATTTTTTCTTTTTGCCTGATGGCTTACCACCAGCAATGCTCCACTTATCATCAGTTAAGTGTATCGTCACAGGCGAGTTATGAGCTTTCCCGTATTGATAGGCAATCATAGCACTATGAACTCTATCACCTAGACCCGGTGTAGTGTATGGTCTGTCACCACTTCTTACGCTTTTAGATCTTAACGCGATATGTTTCAATGGCTTTTCTTTTCTGTAAAATCGCTACCAAAATATATGTCTATACGTTTCTTAGTCTCATGTCTTAAATCATTAAGTTGTGTAATTAAAAATGCAGTATCAGATTCTTTCTTACTATATCTTTCTACGTCTTTTCTTTTAACATCTTCTAAATCCCATAACTGTAAGTTTATAGCTTTGATTATATTTAAATAATAATTGTGGCCATCATCTAAATCAATTAACCTGTGGTGATAGTTTGTTAATTCATTTTCAACGTCTAGTCCTTTTTCTTTTTTAATTTTTAATATCGATAATCTATCTAAATAGTCACCTACACTTATTGCTGTTGCAATTTTCATTGTACAATCTCCATCAACTCTTGAACATTCTCACCATGATTCGGTAATTTATCTTTAAGAAAGAAATGTACGAAATATGCTTCTTTAATCTTATCATTCGGTATTGCTGTATATAACGCGTTCCATTTCCAACTTAATTCTTGTTGAATCATATTTTCTTTCTTAATCCAATAATTTAAAAGAGTTTGATCAGTGCTCCATTTCCAAGCACCTAATCCATCTACAAATTTTTTAAACTCAGGTCTCTCTATAAACTGCTTTCCAGTCTGGCCTTTTAAGTGTTTAATGATATTTCTATCTAATAACATTAAACCCATATTATAAAAATGACCACCATTATTGTTCCATTTCCAATCAACGTCATCTAAACTGCCATACTGCATTCTTGTATAGCCAGTTAATTTTTGTTGATACCAAGGTAAGATTGGTGCTGTTCTTTCCACGACACCTGCAAAGTCTGATTCAAAATTTAACTCGTCAAATATATTAGGAGAACCTGGTCTAATCCAGATATCTGCATCTATAATCGCTATTTGATCATACTTACTCCAATAGTCAAATGCGTTTTCTTTTTCATATATTGGTAAGAATCCACCGTATTTTTCATACGATTCTTTACTACGATTTGTAGCAAATACGTCTGGCTTAATCATCATTTTTGGAATTGTTTGGACTATATAGTCAACACGATTAGATGGTTTTTCTTTTAAGTTTATATCTTCAGCATATGCTTTTACTGAAGCAGTACAGTGATCATAAAGTTTAGATCTTTTACCTGTATAAACTTGATAGATCAATCTCTTCATAACAAAACCTTTTTTTTTATTTTTTCAATGCTTGTGTACCAAAATATGCCGCTACTATTGCAGCAACAGAAACATAATAGACTGCCGCCATGTCACCTAATATTTTAGCAGCTTGATCTAATCCAAGTAATAATGCTATAACAACACCGGAAGGATATAACAACATGCCAGCTAAAGCGAACCATGCCATATTTCTTTGAGCATCTTGTCTTTTATCTTCATTTTCTAATCGCATCATTCTTTCATCCATATCAAGCTCTTCATCTGTAACAATACCGTCACCATCAATATCGAGGTGAGCGTATTGACTTTCTTTTTCTAGTTTCTTTTGTGCAGCCATCAGAGTACTCCTTAATTTTCTTCGCTATTTGTTTAGCTTCCTTAAATCCATTACGAAGAGAATTTGACCTATGGCCATCTTTCAAAAACCAATTTATATTATTTATATCAGATCCTTCAGGCATGTTGAAACCGTTAGTAAGCTCTTCAAAGTCTGATCTTAATTTAATTATTTGAGTCAGCGATAAGTCAATGGCCGAACATTTTACGAGTTCTATATTCATCAATTGTGTCCTTTAATAATTTAGTATAGTTATCCCTGTGTTCTACGAAAACTAAGGGCTTTTCATGATCGACATCCATAATGACTACAACATTAGGTATCTTCATTCCTGTTCGCTCTTCCCACATGATTGCATATGCAGCACCTTGTGCAAAGTAGTTGCTTATCTTTTCTTTCTTTTTTATATATCTTGAAGTTTTAAAATCGATTATTGATGGTACGCCATTCCATTGTGCGACACAATCACACCTACCGGCTACACCTAGGTGATCACTATATAGTGCAACCTCAAGTCCAAATATGTTTCCTAGGCCTTCATCAAGTATCGGCTTAAGATTTTTAAGACTCTGTTGTACGTGAGGTAAAAAGTCTGATGTGTCTTCGTTGTTTAGATATTTTTCTAATATACTGTGTACCTTTGTACCACGTCTTGACGCTTTACCGCTTACAATGTCTGCAGTTTCTTCACCTACACGATTACGCCAAGCGCGTATGGCATCTTCAGTAAGTATGCTTAAAACTGTAGTGACACTAGGATAAGACTTGCCATTAGGAGCATTATAAGTTCTCCCAGTATCGGTAGTTTCAGCAGTAAGATCTTTATATCCGATATCAACTTTGTCATGTCTAAATATTTTGTTTTGGTTTTTCATCTTCATAATTATAATTAAAAATCTCTTTCACTTTTTCTTTTGGTAAACAGAATATAGCTTCTGGTGTATATTTAAAATCATATGAAGCACTCGCTTGACTATATATTAACTGTTGCATTACCTGTACATATTCATGACATTCTTTTGCAGTATCAAAAGCAGGATTTTGAAAAATGTAGAGAGGACGATCATAAGCCAATGTGTTTCCCATAATGAATGATACTATAATAAAAAAATTCATAACTACTCCTAAGTTTTAATTGTGTTTCCTCTGCCAGAACCACTTTTGATTCTTGCAAGATTGTCTTTCCATCCTTGATCAGTTTTTGATAAGAGACTTCCATGTCCTCCAATAACACCAGGAAACTTAAGAACTTTTATACAATTATGTTTCTTTAAATAGAGTTGTAACTCTTCTGCACTACATTGTATGTCATATTCATCACCTTCTTCTAAAGGCTTTACTGTATATTTAGGCAACTTGAAATCCTTTCCACCAGTCAGGCGCGGGTCTTCCCCAATCCCACTTGGCAAAAGGTTTTGCTTTGTGGTAGTAGTTTCTATATGCTTGAACTGCATCGCCGGGAACCATGCAATCAGGATAGTGAGTCATGGCTTGTACGAATTCGGTAAGACCTATATCTGGTATATTTATAGGTGGAGCAGCGAGTATCGGGCCAAGTTTCTTAAAAGTTATGTGATCTTTATTTCTACGAAACTTAAATTCTCGAGACATTTCGACAAAATGTGCGTAATGCCAGTTGTAGTTTGCAAGACTTGCAGCAGTCCATGTAGTGCAAGGATGATACTTATGTACTGCAAGATAATAAAGTTCATCGCGTATATCACCAAAAGAATAATACGTTTGCATTGTTTTACCTGACTTTGATCTACGTTTTTCCGGTGTACCATCAAGCATACGATGAACGGTGCTTAGCATTTGAGCTGATTCAATAATCATCTTTGGAACGTGCTTGTCACAAAGCATTTGTGCAGCCACATGTGGATCTTTATCTAGTATAAAAATATTCATATTTCACCTTTTAAATAATATAATTGTATCATGTTTTTCACGGTTTGTAAACAGTTATTCTTTTAATTGATTTGAAATTTATCCTCCAGTACCTTTAATAACTTGACTTTTTTTCTTATGAAATTTCTTTTCTTGTCGATCTTTTCCATACGATTAATTCTACCTCTCTTTTTAAATTTTAGTCCGTAGTCTTTTTCAAGTTGTTGTAGTACCATCTCTTTACCTTTCGTAAGGCTGTAGAGTTAGTCTTGTAGTAGTTTTGGAAAGGCCTCCTCTACAACTGGTTTGGAAATTCCGGGGATTTTCTTTTTATTGATCATATTAAGCACAAGCTTGGCATCTTCAGGATGTACACCTTCGAGTATACCTATGAATATTTGCTCTTTCTTATACTTTGGCATCTTGTCACCGGGTCCGCCTTTAACAAAATATTTAAACTGACCGTTTTGTTTTGTTAAATTAGTAGGATGACTGTGAGCTGCGGCTGCAGTATATGGTGGTTCGCCTTCAGGTAAGTTCCACTGTATGGTAGAATCCATTGAACCTCTTATGATATCTTTTAAAGCCCATGTCTCATTCTCTTTTAAAACACGAACCTTGTCGTTACGACTTCTTTGCTTAGCCATTTCTTCTAAGACTTCAAAAACATACTGTTTCATTAAATAAACTCCTGTACACTTTTAATCAATTCATTACAACGCTTATCTACTAAGTAAGGAAAGACTTTGCCTCGTCTCGCCCATCGCGTGTCTGGCTTGTCAGCCATAAAGTTATTTATAATTTCTCTTCTGAGATCTTGTGGTGTTTCAGTAAGATCGATTAATTTTTTATTTCGACAATAGTTACGATACCAAGACGCATTTAATGAAGGACCAAAGCTACTTTGTAAATTTTCTATTATGTTATCCATTTTCTTTTTAGACATAGGAGTTTGTCTAAAGCCTTCGACAAATACATTATCATCAGATAAAACATTTGGTATACCATCGCCTTTATCGCCTTTAATGATATGTGTTTGTAGATACAACCTAGGATTTTCTTCTATCAATTCTTTCTTAAGAAGTGGAGAAAACTGTCTTACATACTTATACTTTTGTAATTGTAAGAAGTCTCTATCAGAAGATACAATCATAATCTTTTCTGGATTAAAATCATTATTTTGATCTGGATGTCTGGTAACTAATGTGCCGATAATATCATCGGCTTCACAACCATCAACACGTATAACTGTATAAGGAAAGTTTTCTGCAATCTCTTCACGTACTTCATTTAGTATTGTAAAAGCTCTACCCCAATCAAACGTAGATTCTTTCTGAGTTTTCTTTCTACTTGCTTTGTATTGTGGAAAAGCTTTCCTACGCCAGTTATTAGACGCATCGACAGCAAGAACTAATTCGCCATATTCTTCTTTGTATCTTGTACGATACATTCTAAGGGAGTTAAGAATCATATGACGAATTAGTTGTTCGTCAAAAGTTTTATTAATAATTATACTTGCTAAAGCAATACCGCTGTAATCTACAATAATCATGAGTATTCACACCATGTCGGATCCGGATATGGAATCCTGTTTCGTTTTTTACCTATGTTACTCAGATCGTGTCTTCTCCAAATATACACATCCCATAGTGTGGCATTCTTCATACCACCTTTAGGATTACCACCATAAATAAATCCTTTAATAGGCTTTCTGCCTTTTCTTTCCACTCTAAATTTATCTTTGGCGTTTGAGTTTACGTTTCTTACAATGGATTTTACCATTTCATATTCTTGCATATCGTTTGAGTTACATGGATTAAACCTTCCGACCCATGCTTTACTACGATTCTTACAAATTTTTTCGGTATTGATGTGATCAAATTTTCCAACATAGATACCCATAACAAAGCTCCTTTTTTTATTTTAATAGATATATTATACCATAGTTTTAAGAGAATGTACACAGTTAATTAAACTTTTTTTCATCTTTTTTCTTTTTTTGTCGTAATGACCATAATATCCAGTCGTAGTATCGTTCTGGTTCAGGATCATCGTCAACTAATCTACGTTCAGTTTCACCAAAGTTTCTTTCATATACAGTTTTACCACCATCAGGTGATTCATATATTTTTTTAGGTTCTTCTGGTAACTCAACATGATCACCAGTTCCGGTCATGTCTTGTGTGTATTTATTGCTCATTCGTAAACTCCTTCGCCATCGGAAATATTTTTGATATCGCTTGTGCGCACGCAATTGCGACTTCGCTACATTCTTTTTGCGTGCCATTTGCTGAACGTAATTCTATAAAATGAATCCAACTTCTTATGGTACCATTCATGTAAAGTCTAGATGAAGTCAGGCCTTCTGGTAAAACTTTACGTGCAAGTTCTTTTGCGATACCATTATCAATCGCAAACTTATAAGCTTTCTTTGCAGCGATTATCACTTCACTTTGTGCTTTCATCCATTCTAAAGATAGTGATGCTTTTTGATCACTATCAACTATCTCGATACTATTTTGTCTGTTTGTTTCGTCTTGTAACCTACATTCTAAAGTAACAGCCACATTTAATTCTTCGACTGGATCGGCGTATCTTTGACTAAACTCTTGGAAACTAAAGCTACGATGTCTAAGTATTTGTCTAGCTATATCTCTCGTGGTATTGATCTCAACACATGCGCTTACCATTTCAAATGGTGACCAGTGTTTGTGCTTAATAAGATACTTTAATAATCTTTTTGCAGTTTGTGTATTGTTTTGATTTTCTGGATTTGAAACTCTTGCACAAAAAGCTACTAAATCTTGACAATCTTTTGGCATATGCCTACCATATGTTATAAACTCAGATGGTTTACTGTAACTAATAAGTTTTGCTATCATTTTTTACTTTCAATTGTTCTAAAAGACTTCTATATTCTCTGATAACCATCAGACAGTTTGGCATATCGGTTCTATAATTTATCCAAATCGGTCTTAACTCTTTAGTATCAGTACTATTATTTAAGCAATCAGCCGTACTTAAGTTATCACTAACTACTTTTTCTAACTCATTTAATTTTTCTATATCGTAAAACACTACATTGACTCCAAAATTAATGAATTAAAATCATCACCATAAGCAAT